GTATTTTGGGATTTCGAAAAATGGACAAAAAAAATGTCCAAAAATGAAAATCCCAAAAAACTTTCCCAAAAAATATCAAAAAATCGGTTCTACATGTGTAGGGACCTTTTTTACCCCTTTTTTCAAAATATCCCCAAAAACCCCTACATCATGTAGTATCGCCCAGGCGTCCCTCTTTAAGTATTTTTAATAAATATATTAATTTATTAAATTTTAAAAATGAATTAAATTAAAAAATTGAATTAATTTTTATTTTATTAATAAAAAGCATAATAAAATGAAGAATTTGATTGCAAAGTTGCCGACCGAAATTTCCGACCTAATTTTAGAATATCAAGGTTACCATCGTTGGCGTAATGGCAAGTATATGAGGCCTTTATGTCTTGAAGACACAAAATATGATGAGTTAAAAAGAAAACCAGTTATTAAATTGGATAAAAATAATGTTTATAAAGCTTCCTTTATAAAAATTAAAAATAAAAGTGTATTATGTTATACTATTTCAACTTCTATTTATAGCAACAAAATTCACTGGAATATGGATTTAACACGCCGTCCATTAACACCACATTTAACACATAATTTTATATATGTACATGAACATTATGTACATGAACATAATGATAAGCAGCATTTACCAGTAATAAAATTTAGATTATAAGTTAGATAGACTAATATTATATATTATATTTCATGAGAACTTTATAATTTATAAAAATTGCTACAAATAATATAAAATAAGATAAGTCCTGTTATTTCAATAAAAATATGATAAGGAAAGTCTGGATAAATTGACATCATCTTTTTACAATTATATTTTTCATTCAAGAATAGAATTATTATTATTACTACAAAAAATATGATTTGATATACACTCGTTTTAATAAATTTTGGTAATAATGAAAAGTAATATAATAATAGTGAAATAAAAATAGCTGATTGACTTAATAAATAATAAATTATTGTTAAATTAAAAATAGAATATATATCAAAACATATTAATACTATTAAATAAAAAATAAACTTATAACTGGGCAATTTGTTTGTATAACAATAAAATAAATAGAAAAATGCAAAATTCATAAAATATGTAAGCATATGTGTAATATTTATTTGTATTGAACCGGAAATATGAATAGTATGAGAAAATACATGAAATAATTCAAATAATAATATTGAAAACAACAATATAAAAGTATATAAATTTTTCGTTTTCAATAAAAAATATAATATAATTACGCAGTTTATTAGATTAAATAATGCTGAATATGGTTGTGCTATTCCGTTTTTATATGGTTTTTCACAAGTATCAAATGGAAATGTATAGTAACTTATATAATATAAATATATTTTTATAAATTGGATATTTTATATTATAAAATTTATATAGCATACATAAGTCCAGCATTTCCACCAATAAATATCACCATATTTACGCGCTCTTCAATAAGATACATATTATAATTGTAATCATAAATGCGCCAAGTAGGTTTGTTAATACCAACAATATCTCCAGTTGCTGGGTCGCAAATTGTCAGCACTTGTGCATAAGGATCTACAGGAGGACTAATAGTAGTGAACTCAAATTGTATATTAGTAAATCTACTCATATTCATTGCACCAGAAGGTTGAGTATTGAATGGACTGGTATCTAGACAAAAATTATAACAATATAATCCATCTGGTGCATTGCTATTGGTTCTAACAAATTTTTCTATATAATTATATACTCCTTCTGGTAATATATTCTCTCTATATTGACCATCCATCAATATACCAAGCGCTACCAATATATATTTAATATTTTGTGGATTATACACACCTGTAATCGATAGACCACTTGAAGTACCATCCGGATTTGTACCAGGACCAATAGTTGCAGGACCAGCTGGATCAGGATTTGGATAAGATCCTGTAGCTGGAGCAGGCGAGTTTCCTTGTGGGATGCTTCCATAGGGCCAATTCGTATAATTAGACCATTGGTTACGCAGATTAGCATCACTCCTCTGAAAATAAAACATCCAACTAATAACCATACCAAGAGAATCTAAATCTATCGTATTTTGCCCAGTAATATTATAAAAAGGTTTCTCATATACTTGTTTAAATATATATCTCTGCTCATTTTTAGCAAATACTTCTGATTCATCATTTGAGAGAAAGCAATATGTACAATTTAAATTAATATCGGCATTCCATAATGTTCTGGTATCTATATAAGAAGTTGGACCCAAGACTTCATCTGGAGGTGTCTGTAAAAAACGATACATTTGCATATAAAATTGGTTAAAATTAGGTGCTACTTCAGGATAATCGTTAGCATAATCCATGACATCACGAATTGTAAACCATTCATTGATAGGTCTAAACGAAACACTAATTTGTAACTCATTATATTGCAGAGCCACTAAAGGGAATGCTTGTGTAGACTCTATATTAAACCATGCACCTAGAGGAATATATAAAGTACGACCATTAATAGAAGGTTGAGCTCCAGCAGGACTCTCCGTATAAAATGCATTAGGATATGAACCTGAACCAGCAGGGTCAAATAGTTCAGGATCACTACCAATCATTTTGTTAAACAAAGCCCTTTTTCTTCCAGAATAATCTCGTAATACAGAAGCCAAAATATATTGACCTGAATATTGCTGTAATAATTGGTTACCGCATGTTATAGCAACACGGGTAATAATTTGTGCGCCCAAATTTTCAATCCATTTAAACTCATAAGGTGTCCAATCGGTATAAGTTATAGAACCATCAGGATTTGTGATAGCCTGAGGTGGCATAATGGGACTCCAAATATTTGGTATTTGAATAGAAATATAGCAGTCCATAAGTAAATCAGCATATCTTTTAACTGAAAATGTGAATGTGGATTCAGTTGTCAAACTGAGTGTAGGTGTTCCTATAAAATCCAATCTAAAATTTTGTTTTCCCCAGTTTGTGTATTTTTTATAAGTTGTTTTCCAATAAGTTTTTTGAGGATTACCATTCAATATGATATTTTGTTGACCAACTGCTACTAAATTTAAAAGCCCTCCAGCCATACTAAGTATATAATATAGAAACTTTTTAATTCTTTATTTCAAATACTATATAATTTAACTAATTTTATTTGTATTTCTTAATAATTATATAATTTTAATCATTTTAAAATAATATAATATATTAGATTATGTCAACACCGCAAATTCAAACAACACCTTCTAATTCATTAAAATTATCACAAAATATGGCTAATATATATGAACAATTTAAGAAAAAAATGACTAGTTTAGACGAACAATTTCAATCTTTTTTGATTTTTGTTATAATGGTTATTATAGTTGTTGTATATTTAAGTTATCTATTTTATCTTTCTATATTAAAAAGTAGACAATGTAATAATATGAATACAATATTTCCTGATGTAAATGGATACATAGTATCTGTATCAAATGGAAATCCACAATATGCTTATAAACTTTATGATTATTATATTAGTACAGCATATAATGCTTGTTCTGGAGGAGATTATAAAAATAATTTTGTAGATACGTGTATCTTGAAATCAATTATCAAACAAGGTGTTAGATGTTTAGATTTTGAAATATATTCTATAGATAATCAACCAGTAGTAGCTACAAGCATTCAAGATAGTTTTTATATTAAAGAAACATTTAATTCAGTCCCATTTGGAGGTGCAAATAGTGTTATGGAAATTATAGACACACATGCATTTGCAGGTGGTACCTGTCCAAATCCAACAGACCCTCTTATTATTCATTTGAGAATAAAGAGTACAAATCAAGCAATGTTTGAAAATTTAGCAAATATATTTACAAAATATGATAAGATGTTAGGAGTTGATTATAGTTTTGAAAAAAATGGAAAAAATTTAGGTAGCCTACCATTGCTTACATTTATGGGAAAAATTATTTTAATAATAGATCGCTCAAATACGGCATTTTTACAATGCGATAATTTACTAGAATATGTAAATATAACAAGTAATTCTATATTTATGCGTGGAATAAGTTATTTTAATATAAAAAATGGTCCAGATGTTGCTGAATTAACAGATTTCAACAAAACTGGAATGACTATTGTTTTTCCAGACAAAGAATCAAATCCGCCAAATCCAAGTGGTTTGTTATGTAGAACTTATGGATGTCAGATGACTGCAATGCGTTATCAATTTGTAGATGATTTTTTAATGGAAAATATCCAATTTTTTAGTCGCGGTGGTTCTGCTTTTGTTTTAAAACCGGTAAATCTAAGATTTACTCCTATTATTTTACCAGATCCCAAACCTCAAAATCCAAATTTTTCTTATGCTACACGAACATTTGGCAATCAATATTATACTATGAATGTTTAAAATATCCATTCAAATAAATTAACATAAGGATATAAATATTTGTCTATTATTTTTTGTGCAAGTACACGTTTTATAATATTATTTCTGTATTTTTTATTTTTTTTATATTCATCTATAAAATTATTTAATTTCAATGATGGAAACCAATTATCTCCACATGATATTGAATAACAACACAAACAACTAAATCCAGTATATAACTTTAGCTCATTTAATGTTTTCGATGAATTAATTTTAAGATATTTTTTATAATTTTTATAATTTATACGAAAATTTTTTGGAGGTTTAAATGGATAATCATCCGTAATTTCAAAATGATATACATTGTCTTCAAGAACAATAGTAATAGTAATAAAAGGTGTAGTGTCCGTATATTCATATTCTGCGTGAATATATGAACCCTTTTTAACAAATTCAACTAATTCATTTGTTAATCTTCTTTTAAAACTACCTTTTTGAATTTTGTCTAACTCTAATAAAATATTTTCATCTAAACTTTGGGAACTGGATATTGTATTAGAATTCATTATTAAGATATTGTAATAACTTTTAATAATAATAAAATAAAATCAATTTTTATTTTATTTATCTTATAATTATATAGGAAACCTATGAAGAATAAAAATGTGTGTAAAAATTTAAAATTTGAAGATTGTGAATTAACAATATTGCGTATGGCAGTGGATAAAGCTGAGGAAAAAATGGGAAAACGTGTTGTAAACTCAGAAGAAATAAAAAAAATAATTAAAATAGTTGAAGACTTTATTCAAAGAAAATCCCTGATTTGTTATGGAGGAACTGCTATTAATAATATATTACCAGCAGATGACCAATTTTATAATAAAGAAGCTGAAATACCAGATTATGATTTTTTTACTATTCATGCTCTAGAAGATGCTAAAGAATTAGCTGATACTTATTATAAAGCAGGATTTACAGATGTAGAAGCCAAATCAGGTGTTCATAAGGGAACTTATAAAGTATTTGTTAATTATATTCCTGTTGCAGATATTACAGATATTGCAAAACCGATTTATAATTCTATGAAAAAAGATGCAATAAGAGTGAATGGTATATTATACGCACCACCCAATTTTTTAAGAATGGGTATGTTTTTGGAATTATCTAGACCTGCTGGTGATATTAGTCGTTGGGAAAAAGTTTTAAAACGTCTTACTTTATTGAATAAAAATTATCCATTAACCTCTATAAATTGTGATGAAGTAGAATATCAGAGAGAAATGGAAAATAAAGAAAATGAAGATGAAATATATGAAAATGTTAGAAATACTTTTATAAATCAAGGAGTAGTATTTTTTGGAGGATATGCTATATCTCTTTATTCTCAATATATGCCAAAAAAAATGAGTATGCATTTAGAAAAGATTGCAGACTTTGATGTTCTATCAAATGAACCAGAAACAACTGCACAAATAGTAAAGGAACGTCTTAAAGATATTGGAGTAAAAAATGCTAAAATTATTAAAAGAGACCCAGTTGGAGAAATAGTTCCAATGCATTATGAGATACGAATTGGTAATGATACAATAGCTTTTATATATAAACCTATTGCATGTCATAGTTACAATGTATTGAATATAAAGGGTCAAAAGGTAAAAGTCGCCACAATTGATACTATGTTAAGCTTCTATTTGGCATTTTTGTATGCAGACAAACCTTATTACAATCAATTTTTAGAGAGAATTTTATGCATTTCAAAATTCTTGTATGATGTTCAACAAAAAAATAGATTGCAACAAACAGGATTACTTAGACGTTTCAGTATAACATGTTATGGACATCAAGAAACATTAGAAGAAAATAGGGCTCATAAGGCGGAAAAATATAAAGAATTGAAAGAAAAAGGTAATAAAGAAGAATTTCAGAAATGGTTTTTAAACTATAAACCTGATGATATGACTAATAAGAAATTATATATAAGCTCTAAAAAGACAAAAACAAATAAATCTAAAACAAATAAAACTAAAACAAATAAATCTAAAACAAATAAATCTAAAACAAATAAATCTAAATTATTTAATATTTATTAAAATTAAAACTCAGACCTTGTGGAATATGATGTTGAAGAATCTGTATAACAAACCTCTGGTGTTTCATTGAATGTAACATGCTTATTTTTATTATTATAATTATATATAAAAACACCAATTAAAATAATGAGAAAACCTATTCCTATATAAATGAAGATTGAATTATCATCATCTATATCAATTGATTCAGGTATAACTTCTTTAATTGATTCTGTTACAACATCTGATACTGGAATAAAATCAGGAACTGGAATTGAATGTGATACATCTTGAATTAAATTTATTGGATTAGAAATAATTTCATTTGTAGCTTCTATAATATCATTTGAAGTAGAATTAGCTAAAGAGAATACTGAATCAGTAATATCAAAAGAATCCATATAAATTAAATAATATAAATACTCCTTAAATTAGACGAATTATTTATAAACAATTATTTTTAATTAAAGAAATAAATATATTATATATTCTATCATTTATAATTTTATAATTAATTATATTTGGTAAGAAATCATGTAATTCTGTATATTTTTTAATTAAAATTATGTAATATAATATAAAGCATATAATTTTTTCTAAAAAATATCTAATATAATAACGCGTAATATTTATAACTCCCCATTCATCAACAAAACTGCACATAAATGTTTCTTCTTTTTTTGTTAAAAATATATATGTATCTAAAATACCAGAGAGAATACGATATAAATTAGTTTTTTCATTTTTAATATTCAATATATAAGTAAATTTATCTAGTCCAGATAAATCTAGAAAAAAAATTTTTCTATCTTTCCTCTTTTTAAATAAATATGGGTTAATGCCATCTATATATTTATTTTTATATGCAATATCACCATCTGTTAAATAAGGAACATAACTAGAACGAATTATTGTATTGATAATATCATTAATATTTTTATACTTATATTTTATTTTTTTGATTCCTGTTTCAATATTATTATATTTAATAAATAATATATTATTAACTTTATTACATATTTCATTATTATCATAAGATATTTTATCTGATAAATATTTTTTTAATTGTTTATAATTTTCAAAATTATATTTTTCTTTAAAATTTTGTATTAAAATGTTGTATAATGCATCTACTAAATCTAATTTATCAATTATATATAAAAAACCAATTAAAGAACCAATACTACATCCAGAAATTCTTTTAATCTTTATTAAATTACGTTTTTCCATTTCTTTTAAAAAATAAAGTGCTCCAATAAGATAACTTCCATTAAATGCACCACCATCTAATATTAAATCAATTTCTAGAGGTTTATCAACATTTTTTACTTCATTTGGTAATTGTTCAATTAAAGTATTAATTATTTTAAAAATATCTTCATTTACCATTTAAATTGTTTATTTTAAATAAATAATTATTTTTTTAAAATAGAACGAAAATATATGTTAGAACTTTTAAGCTAAAATGCATTAAAATACATTGATAATTTATTAAAAGTATAAAATACAAATCCAAAAAGAACACTAGTGAATACATAACCATTCAAGTTTAAATTACCATCTGTTGAAAATAGAAAAGAAAAATATGTAAATAAAAATTTCCTGAAAAAAGGTAGTTGAAACAAAAAATAAAGAACTGCTATTAATAAAGGAGTTTGAATTTCATTATACATATCATCTAATGAGTTAGTATTTTGTAGTTGTTTATTATATGTATTTATCATATCTGATGCTTGTTCATAATTTTGAATATAATCAGCATTTGGTCCTTGAGGTGGAGGAGGCACATAATTTGGACGGACTTGTGGGTCATTACTGAGACCAGTTGTTATCATAGGTATATCTCTAGATGGTAATTGTGTCCCGCCATTTGCACTTGCTTGTTGAAGACCATTAACAATTTGATTAATTGTAGATTGGTCTAAAGAAAGCCCTGCTATTTGTGGCACACTAGGCTGTCCAATTTCAGTAGCAGTCAAAGATATGCCATTACTAGCGTTCATGCCATTACTTGCGTTCATACCATTACTAGCGTTCATACCATTAGAGCTCATACCATTACTAATATTTCCTCCACCAACAGGATCGGTAGGTAAATCAAAAATGTTAGTCGATTCACTCATAATTATTATAAAGAATTCATATAATAATTATATGATTTACGCGCAAATATATTACTCAAAATCAACTATTTTAGCATTCTTAGTACATTTAGTTGCAACTGGATTATATTTGACACATTTTCCAGAATCATTTTTGTATATCTTATCCTTGAATTCATCTAAAGATGGAGCATAAAAAATTAAACATTCTTTATCTTTACATATTTTTCTAAAGAGTGAAGCCAATCCAAAACCTAATAAAATAGACATTAAAATTTTTCCTGTTCCCGTATGAACAAATTTTCCAAGATTTACTGGCATTATTATATTATTATAAGAGTTTCTTTTTATAATCAATAATATTATTCTATTAAGCTTGAATAGGAATAACTGAAATTTTACTTTTATCTTTAGGACACTCAACTATCTGTTCTACAAAATGAAAGCAATTATCTGCTTTATCTTTAAATAAAACTTTATCTACATTTTCAGGGGTAGGGTAAACATATATTATTTTTAATTCTGGACCTAAAGCATAAACAAATAAAAGACCAACTGCAAAACTAATTAAAAATGCAGGAAGTGAAATGTAATTTAATAACATTATATATAATTTATATATTTTATTAAATATATAAAATTTAAATAGTCTAAAAAAATCCTCTATCAAACTGGACCAATTTTCCAACAATTTCATTCATTGCATCTTCTAACATATTATAATTTTTAACACCATCTTTTTCATTATACAATGTTAAATAAGTTGTCTTAGTTTGTTGAGGTAAAGTCTCAAATGCTTGATTATATATATTAATTCCAAAATCATATTTTCCATTAGGACCAATTTCAGGTGGTAAAATCAAATTTTTTGGACTAGTAAATTTACATGGTTGACCAGAAGCCCTTGCAGCAACACAATTTGACATAAAATCTTTCATCCATTCGTGGTCAGTAATAAGTGCTGTTCTTAACTTTGTTGGTAATTTAGACCATAATAAATCATATTCTGGTACGTTCCATATAACACCATCAATACCATCACCATATACAGGCTCAACAGATTCTAAAGATTGTGATGCTGATTCAGATTCAGATTCTAAAATAATTTTAGTTTTCTTTATGGCTTTATTAGATTTTGGTTTTACTGATAATCCAATATCAAAAGAAATAACCTTATCATTTGAACTAGAGAATGATAAATTTGAAATACTATATTTATTTTGTATTAAATTACATGTATTTGTATAATCATTATGCCAAATAATAGTTTCATTATATTTTAATTCACGAATATTATGTAATAAAGGCATTAATATACTAGTGTAAATAGTTACTGCATCACGCGCATATTGCACATTATTAGTTTCATTCATTTTAACAATACAATCCTTTATTTTTTCAATCTCTATATATGAATTAGTAATTGCCTCATTCAATTCTTGTTGTTTTTCATCATTATCAACAATTTTATGATAACTCTCTAGATATTGCTCATATAAAGAGGTGATATTTCCTATATATTCTTTAACGTTCTCAAAATGTTCAAGAGCTTCTTCTGTATTTAAAAACCCAAATAATAGTTTATTTTTGTGATCAATTACTTCACTTTTATATGCTTTTATATCATTTTCCATGCTTTTTAAAAGAGTAGGCATTAATTCTACTTTTGATAAATGTATAGTAATATTTAAATTACATGGGTCAGATATAATACCACACACTGAACGTAACTCTCTATATGATTCAGTTGTATCAGTTTCAGCTATGTAAATAGTAGAAAATAAAGTACCTCCGGGTCTTTTACAATTAATACATTTTGGCTTAAGCTTTTTATATTCATCTTTTTTCTCTCTTTTGCTTAGAAAAGTTTTATTTATAATCTTCTTTTTATCTGTCATTATTTGAGTTTCATATTTGTTTTTAAGTTTAAAATATTCATTTAAAGCCTCTTTTACATCAAATAAATTGTCCATTTATATTATGAGTGAATAAATTAATTATCTTTAAATTATACCGACCAAAAATAATAATTAAGTTGTACTTTATTCAATATGATGGTTTAGAATGTATAATATCATATTCATTTTCCCAAGTAGGTAATCCAGTAATCAAATTTTGATGTGCTATACGCTTAGCCTCTTGAAAATTTTTAATTTTTGACAAAATATATTGTTGTTTTTCTTTATTTTTTTGAGCTACTTCAATAGGTGATAATTTACCTTTATATTTATATAACAAAATCAATCCTAAAATTAATAAAAATGCAATAAATAAACCAATATTAAATACCATATTATGAAAATTGTCGCGAGCAATATGACATTGCTTAAGAGTTTGGTGTAAAAAATATTTTACGCCAGGTTCAGTAAGATTTGGTTTAGAAAAGTCATCAAAATTCATATTAATTATTGTTAAAATTATAAATTAATTTATACATATTATCTATATGGCCGAATCATCAACAAATTCATATACAAATATTGTTGCATTTTTATTAACAACATATGTATATTATATATTTAAACCTAGATTAACGTATGATATATTAACAAATGAAAAAGATTATTCTATATATATATCAAGTACTTATACTTTATTAGCAACATATTTATTTGTTGTTATGATAATACAAGTAATTATAAATATGAATGTTATAACTGGAAAATGTGGAGGTAATTCTTTGGATAATATAGGAGTTGCTGGGTTTACAACATTTTTTCCATGGACACTTATTTTTGGTATGACATTGGTAATTTTAACTATATATCCTGGATTTAAAAGCGCATTCTCAGATGTATTAGGTTATTATTGGGTATCTTCTAGTGCAAATAAAATAATTACAGATTTGCTAATATCACAAGATGTTCAACCTAAAATAGATAGTGATAATAATCTTAGTGAAGAAGAAAAGAAAAGAATGCAAGGTGCAGCAGATGCCATTCTTAAAATTTGTGGAAATAACGCTGTTTTGATTAATCAAATTACACCTCATAATTTTGCTGATTTTTGGAAAATGTTAATACCTCTTATGAAGACACAATATAAACCTACAAATGGACAAACACCTGCAGCAGCACAAAAATTACAAAAAGAATTATTTGAATTAGTTGTAACAAGAGATAATGTAGGAGAAGGGTTATGGTATGTTTATACTGGTTTATTAGTTACATCAATTATTCAATTGAATATATCTTCAACAAGTTGCAAATATAATGTTACAACTATGCAAGAAAATGCAGAAAAATATAAAGAACAACAAGAAAAACTTAAAGCAGAAGCAGAGATAGGATCAAACCAAATATACACTCTATAATAAAATTTATATGAAATTAAATAAATATAAATATAAATATAATTTGAATCAAAGATAAATTAAAGTGTTTATTTATTCAAAAATCTAGTAATTTTTTTAATTAAAAACTCATTTTTATAATGTATAAATAAAAAATCATCTGAATCAACTGATATAGGAAAACAAATATAACCTAATTTAAATAAAAATGCAAATGACATCAATGGATTAGTATAATCAAAAGTTCCATTTTGTATTTTTTTATTATTATTTTTAGATGTACACCATAATTCAATAAATATGGTTGGTTTATATTTTATGATTGTTTCTTGTGCACCTTCTAATACTTTTAATTCAGAACCTTCTACATCTATTTTTATAAATGAAATATTTTCCAGACACATATTATCCAATTTATCAATATGTATAATATATTCAGATTTTTCATTAGCTATATTTAAATTATCTATTCGTGTATATCCATAATTTGCTGAAATTGAAAAATCAATTATTCCACTTTCTAATTGTTCTTTTTTATCAGATAAACCTATTGGAAATAATTTTATTTTATCTTGTAAATTATTTTTACAAATATTTAAATTTGTAATACTATAATAAACAGGCTCAAACGCATAAATAAAACAATTTTCTGAAATATAGTTGCTCATTAAAACTGATGTTGTTCCAATATGAGAACCTATATCGACCATGTTTGTATTTTCAATATATGTTTGTTCAATAATATCTTTTACCCAATATTCCCATATTAAATTTTTTTCTTTTGCTATTCTTGTAATAGTAAAATCATTTTTTATAAAATATAATTGAAAACCATTTAATTCATATAATTCTAAAAAATTGTATATAAAATCATTATCCATTTTATAAATATAAATTATAATATTTATATTTAATTATTACGTAATTTCCTTTTTCTTGTTTTTTTATTATTATGTATATTACGTTTTCTTGTATTATTAATACGAAAACGTTTATATACTTTATTCAAATAAGTTTGTGTAAATACTCTTCTTTTTCTTATCATATTTTTTTGTGTATTTTGAATATTCACCTGTATCTTAGGTATATACTTATTTGGTAATTTATTTAAATATTTGACATATTTATCATGATTAGTATCTGGTAAATAAGTAAATATTTTGTCTGTCATATTTAAAAATAATTGTGCATTAGTGCTAACATATTTCATATCCTTGTATTTGCTATATTTTTTACTAATATAACCATCTCTATATGGATGAAAGCGTGGATCAATATTTACATAATTAGTATTCAATATATTTAATAAGTCATCAATATCATTAATTTTATTATGTTTTAATTCATAATCTACAATATCTTTTCGTAAAAATGAAGAAATACCAGAATGACCTTTTAAATGTCCTCCGCTTCCATGTATACTATGATTTGTAAAAACAATAGTAGAATTATCATTTAATTTATTGATAAAAAAATCATTAACATTCTTATCTTTGAATTTCTCTACATGGAAAACATCATGTTTTGTAACAATTAAATTATGACCTTCTGCAATATTGCTACAATTATCATGCTTCAAACATTCATATATTTTTCTCTCAAAATTTCTATCAACCAAAATGTTATAAATAGCATTTCCTTTAATCTTTGATTTATAAAAATCTAATAAGTTAGGATTTTTTTTTATTCTTTGATGTATAGATTTATTATCATCATGTGAAGTAGATAAAGAAGAATTGACTAATCCAACCCCTAATTCATTCATTCCTTCTCTCCAACCAGTAATTAAATCATTTATATAAACAACCTCCATTCCATTAATAATTTCATGAATTATTTCAATTTTGGGATTATAAGTTCTATCTCTATTTTTAATTAAAAATTGTTTTCCATTTATTTTTGTATAAATAATGACACACATTATATATTATACAAATATATATTATATAATATATAATATTTATTTAATTTTAAATAGATACCATTTTAGATGTAGATTTAAAATACTATTTTGTTATAATAATGTATATAATATATGACTGCTAAATAACATAAAATTCCTAAAACCAGTGATAAAAGCCAAATAGGTAAAATTGTTTTATTCCTATAACCAATGCCAAACTCACGAATACTACCATCCTTATTATAAAAACACGATGGTTTCATTATTTGTATGGCTCCATAAATAATAACAAATAATACAATTGCTATAAGTGTTGGATTTTCTCTAATATAGTTTTTAGTCATCTTATATATTTATATACACAATTTTTTATAATTTTATAATTATAAACAATTGAATATTCTTACAACAAATAATACTCTAAATCTTTCATTTATTTTTAGTATTCATTTTCATAATCATCGTATTCTTCCTCAGGTGATCCAACGCCATCTGTATTTCCATCGTAATATGTCTCTCCCATAAAACTCATATCATAAGCCTCATCATCTATTGATTTATCAACATTATTTTGTTCCATAAATTCTTCCATTAAAATATCAATATTTTCGTCATTAGCATCAGCATTTTTTCTTCTAATATTTCTCTCTGCTTTTGTCATTTCATCTCTAAAATCACGCTCTTCATCGTAGAAATCTTTATCCAAAGTTGTAAGACCCTTTTGCATACCTTTACTATACATACCTAACTTATTTATCTTCAAAATGGTATCAGCATTTCGCTCTTCGTCAGTCATTCTCTTCAATCTATCTGTAACTAAATCCTTCTCTCTTTCTCTTAATTTAAATACTCTATCTTGTATCTCTTCATAAGAAGTATCAATTGTATCCTTTTCATTATTCATAATATTTATAAAACAAATAAAAAGTTCAGATATACATTGTCTTAATTCTTTTTTATTTCCACTTACTAAAGTGGTCTGTTTTTGACGAGAAGTAGACATAGATAAATCCGCTCGTGTTTCAGTATCTTCCAAATATTCTACTGAAAAAATATCATTAACATCCATTTCTTGGACCACTTCTGTGACCAATATATCATCATCATCAGATAATTCAATATAATTAATGAAAACACGTAATAAATAATACTCAAATAAAAATCTACTTGTTCTCTCATCAAATACTGGTTTAATTGTTTCTTCACCATTCTTTATACTACTGAATGAAGGTGTAGCATTTGCTATTAGAATAAGATTTTTTGATGTATTTTGTATTTTACCAAGAAGATTGATTAAAGTAGTGATTCCATAAAAAGATTTTAATTTTTCATAATATTCGCTAATATATTTTTTTATTTTGTTTGCATGACTGCCTGAAAATTTGAAATAGTTTGGTATATGTATATCATCATAATTTACCTTGTTTAAAATAATATTTGGAAATATTTTGACAAAATTATAAATAAAATTCTTATAAAAATTTACAACATTATAAAGAGTATCATTCGATATTTTAGAACTTTCAGAAGAGTCTCCTATCCATGTAGATAAATTTTGAATAGCCTTTACCATTTTTTTTACTGAACTATTTGTAACATTTGAACCAGAATTTTTCTGTACAAAATCAATAATCTCTTCTTTCATATCATCAATATTTCTTATTAAATAATTATTTAAATCCTTTACTTCTTTTGTATACTCAGTTGTAGCTAAATCATAAGTATCTAATGCTTTAAAAATTAATTCTCTAAGAGATTTATCAACAACCTCATCATTTTCATCATCAAATGATTCCAATAATTTAATTAATTTTGTAATAGATGATATTTCAGTGTTAGAAAATTGAATATTAATAATATTGTTTCTTCCTATAATTTGAAGAAGTCTTAAAAAATGTTCATTATTATAATTACGTCCATCTTCTTTTAATTTTTGTATAATTCTCTCAACCGAGTCACTAGGATTAATTAAACCTGAACTAGGTTTATCGGTGCACAATGGAAGTAAATCCTGAGGAATAGGTATAAGAGATTTAAACTTACAAAAGTAAATAAAAGCCAAATAAATAGTTTTTTCACTAAAATCTTTATTAATTGATGGATATACATTTTTTGTATTTGCTATGCTGAAAAAAATACCACTTTTTGAATAACTTATTATATCTTCCATCATGTTTGATAATTGCGTAACAATTTGGTTATATTCAGTAATTCTTGAATCTTTATTTGTAAAATAAGAAATAGTAGTTTCACCTTCTTTGCTTTCACAACAAGCATTTTCTAAATAAGGTTCATTATTAGATGAATGTAAAAGCATTTGATGTTTCTTTACAACTTCTTGAATTCTTTCAACTATAGCAAGAGAGAATTGAATAATTTTTGAATCAACCATTAATATTTTCTCTCTTTGATGTATTGTTCCATTTCTCAATTCTCCTATAAGTGACTTTTTAAACTCTTCTGAAATATTAACTAAATGACGCATTTTAAATTGTACTAGTGGAGGCAAAAATTGAAGCCATCGTGAAATATCATGTTCTTCAGGTATAACATCTGCATTACTAGTTAATAAATAAGCCGTTTTTTCTTCCATTTTTCTTTTAACATCTGGTATGGCCAATATAACGTCATTAATAACTGCTTTTAGTTTTGTTAAAATTACATCTTGTTTTTTTCCTTTTAAAACATTCCATGGCTCACCTGATTCCCTAATATCATAAGCAACACATGCTAAATAAGTGACACTACTATAGTCACCAGTTCCTTCAAATGGATAACCTGTAAATGAACGAACACATCCAGGATGAGTTTTTCTAGTTTTAATAGAAGGCATAGATGTTTGAATGGCAATCAAAAAAGCACCGAGTGAGTAATACAACAATGCTGTATTGTAAAAATCCTTGTATGAAGGCATTTTTTTACCTTTTTCTGCCATCTCTCTTACTTTCAATTTATAATCATTCTCAGACTCCAATGTGTTTTGAATTGCATCTAATACTACATTAATAATAAACTCTTTTTGTATTTCCATATTAATTCCCATTGCAACACCTAATGCATTTATTATATTATTTATCATTTTTGTTTCAGGAGTAGTATATTTTATATTTTTTTCTCCTGATGAAGAAATAATCTTACTTCCAGCATCTGATTCCATAATAGCTCTAGAAGAAGCTTTGAATCCGCTAACTTCATAACCTTCTTCTAAATCAAAATCTACTTTGCAAATTGGCCATCCACTGAATTTATCGCACCACCAATCACCTCCTTCATCCATAATACCAATCTTTGACTTAACTTTTTCCAAATAATCAATGTAACCATATTGCCCTTCTATAATAAAAGCCTCAGCCAAATTGTATTTCCATACAGGCAACAATTGAACATTTGTTTTAACACAATATAACCAATGTTTGTCTTCTAATATCATTGCATTATCAGCTTCTCTCAAATACAAATTTGTAAATTTAATAATATCTTGTTGTTTTTTGACAAAATCAGATTGACCTAATATTATACTCAAAACTTCTGCATATGGAGAAATAGGCTTTGTACTTATAGTATCTTCTATATTTACACCCAATTTGTATTTTTGATTATTGTATTTTAACATATTAGAAGTTTCAATCTTATTTAGTGCAGAAATAATACTCATAAAATAATCGAAACGCTCTTTTATATTTTTTTGAAATTCTTCCTTTGTCAATTTATATTTATTATCAAATTCACTGACAACATCTTTTAACAATTTTGTTTGCAATTCTAGCTCATTCGTTTGCATACTTTCACACTTATCGTCTATTTTACCAGGAACATTTATGCATTGTTTTTGTATATCACATAACACTTCAGATTCATCAGAATTTATATTATCTTTACTAGCCTCATTATCTATTACCCATTTATTACCTTTTCTAACATAAAAATCTACTTCATCTGAACTAATTTCACTATAACCCTTATATAAAATAGCATATTGACCATCTATGACTTTTTTATGACCATCAATTAAAGTATTTGAAAAATAATCAGCTTCTGATTCGGTCATTTTCTTCTTTTCCATAAGGTCTTTCATAATGTGATTTTTTAAGTTTTCTGAAGACATAGTCATCAATTCCTTACCATAATCTGTCTCCATCAAACCATAATTTGTCTTATCATATTTTTTGTCAAAATAAATAAGTTTATCATTATCTGCATCTAAAGCTGAAATTGAATCATAATACTTGGCTACAACAATAGTTTTACAATTTTCATCTTCTTGTGCTTTTAATTGTTCATCTTTATTTTTTTTCTCTTCTTCAAAGAGAGATGAAAATTCACTAGGAAACATGAGCGGTGCACTTTGCAAAGAAATTGCAGTGGTATATAATTTGTTATAGTCTTTTATTGTCAATTTTCTCAAAATTTCAGAATTAGTAAATGTTTTTTCTGGTTCAAAAAATCCATATCCTTCATTGAATACATCATCTCTAAGTTTTTTATCCAATATATCAATAATAGAGTATGCAATACTAAATATAGGTTGATCAGACCTAAATGATGTAATTTTATTAAATAATCTAGAACGCTCAATAAATTTTTTATTATATTCAGAAATTTGTTGATCAATAAATTTTGTAATTTCTGTATACTGCATATATGTTAGATCATCAGTATATATCAAGAATGGTTCCAAATAAGAAACGATATCTACAATAGAAAGCTTACCATTTATATATTTTTTCATTAAATTAAACAAAACCTTAGTTTTTGGAATAATAAGTTTAATAAATTGATTATAAATTTCAACCTTTGTCATACCTTTTACATCTTCATAATTCAAATTCAATATATAATTCTTTATATTATCCACAAAATTCTGCTCATTGAAATCAATTTCTGTTTCTAATTTATCAATAAAAATATTATTAACATTTGTTTTCTTTTTTAAAAGTTGCCAATAATCAAGAAATATAAGATTTAATTTTGCTTTATCCAAAATTGTAGTTCCAGGTAAATTAATCTTTGAAAAACGGATTGCGGGTTCAGGTAGAGTAACAAATGATTTTAATGCCAATACATCATTACTAGTAATGTTTGTTCTTATTGTAACAATATTTCCACCAGTTGAATCTATTGTATTCAATTTACTATTAGCTAAGTTATATTTAGAAATAACAAATCTTCTGCTTCTTACTGCATTACTAGTGAAAATAGATGAATACATTTCAGTTAAATTATCAATAATTGTATTTATATTTGTATTTACTGCTTTTTCAATTAATATATCACTCATTGATTCTTCAGATAAATTACCAAAAGGTGTCAAATATGGTTCTAACTCTGAATATAAAGCAGAATATTTATTTTGGTCAGCTGGTAAATTATTAGATTTATAATTTTCAATCAACTCATGCATATTTTCAAGATTTGAAAACAAACTGATATTTTCAATATCATTATTATCTTCATCAATATGCTCTGCATCGTATATTTTTTTAACATTTTTAACAACAGGTAAAATCCAATACAAATTTTTATTAAAGTTTGTAAAATATTCAATCAATGGTTTATAAGTTGATTCTTTAACCAAATAAGTCTCTACATTTCCATATTTATCATATATTGAAAAACGAGCACGCAATTGTTTAAATCTTTCAATCATAATATGAATATTATTAAGAACTCTTGTTGTTCTTTTTGTGCTAGGAATAGTAGAGAGAAGTTCATCTAATAAATCACTCACTTGTGTCTCTAAACTATATCTCTGATTTTTTGAAGAAACATCTACATATTGAACAATAGGTCCAAACTCCTCTTCGCCAAATTCAATTTGGTCGGCTTTAATAATAAATTCTCTCAATTGATCCTTTACATTTTTGATTGGTACATCAATTTGTAATTGTTCTTGTCCTAAGACTTCTTTTTCTTGGTCCAATTCTGGAATATTATCAACATCTTCTTCAATAAAAAGTTTTTCTTCTGGTTTCTCTCTAATTTCAATTAATTCAATAGGTAAATCTTCTGGCAATCCCTTATAATCAAAATTTAAATATAATGTATCGCCATCTATGCTTTTAATTTCAATCATATCACTTTCTAAATTAGTAATTTCACCTGTTATAATAGCAGGAAATTCTCCTCCAAAATAAATATTAATCCACTTACCAGGTAAAAGTCCATTTTGCTCAGCATAACTTCTCGAATCATTGCGACTAATAATTGCAATATAAGTAATATTTCCATCACCAATAATTCCATCAGGTGATATAGATAGTCTGATTGTATTAAGTGAGTCTGTATCTATTAAAAATATTTTTTCTGAATCAATATAATCAATAATAAATTTTTTATCGTTTAATTGTTCATTTATTGGATTTTTAAGTTCTATAACATCTCCTAATTGTAATTCTATTTTATTTTCATTAATAGGTTCTTCATTTTCAGTCAATGTTTCTTTATCAATATTAGTTTCACTTTCAAGTAATGTATTTTCAGTTTCATTTTTACTATCAGGTTCATTTTCACTATCAGAATTGTTTGACATTTGTTTCTATATTTATAATAGAAATTTTTATGCTTAAGTAAAAATCAATATAAAATATAGTTTAAAGACAATTTAATAATTATACTTATTAATAAATGACTACCATGAAATACAACTTATCTGATATTCCTGGGTTTATTGATTTTAAAAATGGAAATAATGATGCTACTTCAAATATACTAAAATTAAATAAAGTTGAATGTAGAACATCTAATAATGCTACATACAGGGTAATTAGATACGATAAGAATTTATTGGCTTCCGATTTAATTTCAACTTATGGTTTATGTCGTGCTATCATCGTAAATAGTCAAAATAAAGTTGTCTCTTTTGCTCCTCCTAAATCTATTCCTACTGATAGATTTATTAAAAATTATAGCGAGAATACTGAAGAAGTAGTAGCAGAAGAATTTGTGGAAGGAACTATGATAAATGTATTTTGGGACCCTTCAATTGGTTTAACAGGTGGTTGGGAAATAGCTACAAGAAATACACCTGGTGCTACATCAACTTTTTTCAAAGGAACTAAGGGTAAAAAAGGAAAAAGTTTTAGAGAGATGTTTTTAGAGGCTGCTGCTAAATCTAATTTGGTTTTACACATGTTGAATCCTATCTATTGTTATAGTTTTGTTTTACAACACCCAGAAAATCGCATTGTTGTACCATTTAAAAATCCGCAATTATATTTAACATCAGTTTATGCAATTCAACATGATGATGACAATAATATTTCAGTACATGTATATGATCCATGTTTTTTGCAACCCAGTTTTGAAATGGCAAATGTGATGATTCAATTTCCTGAAAAATACAAATTTGATAAATACTCAGAATTAATTGAAAAGTATGCATCTATGAATACACCTTACCGAATTGTTGGTGTAATGCTTCATAATAGAGTTACTGGAGAACGATCCAAAATTAGAAACCCTGTTTATGAGCAAGTGCGCAGTTTACGTGGTAACCAACCTAAGTTGCAGTATCAGTATTTATGCTTAAGAAAAGAGGGTAAAGTAGGTGAATTTCTTGGATTTTATCCAGAAAATAAGAAAGAGTTTTCAGGATTTAGAGACCAGGTGCATTTGTTCACAGATACTTTATTTGGTAACTATAAATCATGTTATATTAAAAAAGAGAAGCCTTTGAAAGAATATCCTGACCAATACAGGACACACATGTTCAATATTCATCAAATATATTTGTCAGATCTTAGAGAGAAAAATCATTTTATAACTAGTTCTGTTGCTCAGAAATATGTAAATGAGTTGCATCCATCATTACTAATGTTTTGCTTAAATTTTCAAATGAGAAAACGTAATGTTGATACAATTTCTGCCGAGTCTACCTTTTAGAAAAAGTTATACAAAGTAAAAAATTAAATATAGAATAAAATTATTGAATTAAATTTTTAAGTATTTAAAAATCTCATTATATTTATAATTATAATGAGATTGTTGAGTTTTTTGTTATGTATATTTACTTTTTCTAAAGGAGATGAATATTGTGAATCATTAAAGAGTAATTGCGTGCAATTTAGTGTAAGCTCTGGAACTGGATGCGAATGGATGTGTAATTATTGTGCTAACCAATTAGGAACAAATAATTATTATTTTACTGATGGAGTATGTACTTATCAGGAAGGACAGGGATGTGTTGGAAATCCTATTGCAGGAAACACATATACTTGTTGTGCGGTATAATTATTAAACTAAAAATATTATAAAAAATATTAATTTTATATAATATTTTTCATAGTTCAACGTTTCATTTTATACTTTATTTAATTTATTACTTTTATAAAGATATTAATTTAATGTTTGGATCCACCTTTTCTAAAAGCGGAAAGGAAATCCTTCTTCATTTTTGTAAACACTTCAACTGAATCAGCAATACATTCCTTCAAATTTCCCTTGATAGTTGATTTTTCTACTGCTTCTGCATACGCCAGGCGAATAATACTATGTGTGTCATGAGGATGCATTTTTTTAAAACCACAGAATGTTAACACATTGGTCTCATAAAACTTGCTATACAAACAATATTCCAAAATCTTTCCAATAGTATAATCTTCATTTTCTAAAATAATATCAAAACAATTTGCCAAAGTATTATTAGAGTTATTTATTTCAAGCTCATCTTTTTCAATAATTGTATCCAAATCTTCAAGACGACCAATAATTATTTTACATGCAGCATTCAACAGCTCATCATTTGTATACACACCAACACTTTGCAATACAAAATCAAAATTATCCTTCTTTGTAATTCGTTTACCTTCAAGTAATTTCCAATTTTCTGCTTCAAAATTAATTTGATCTTCTGTCTTACCTTCATCTTTCCATGTTTGCAACCTTTTTGCTAATTCAGCCTCTTGAACAGCAGTATCAATTGTGAAACCATAAGAGCAAGTGCTAACAGCATTAAACATTCCATCTTCTTTTGCAGTACCAATATCAAATTCGCAAGTTAGATGCAATTTTTCACCTGGTATTTCATCTGAAATTTTTGGCCTCAAACGCACAAAGTCTATGAAATAACCAGTAGTATCATCAGGAGGGAATATTTCGCGAACCTTATCTTTAGTTAATTCTTTATTTAAGACAAGATCTTTAATAGTAAAATTATCAGTAGTTACATACATAACATTATCTGTGTTGTTTTCCACATTAACTTCCAACAAATAGTTTTTAAGGGGAAACTCTTCAATATTTTTAATATGAATAGGAATGCAACTAAGACGCTGTTTTATAATTTCATTATTAAGACGACTAGTATTTGCATAAATATTACATTTATTTTGCTCATTAGGAGTAGTCCTAAATACAACTTGAGGAATATCAGATAATAAAGTTCTCCTTAAAGCATTTGCTAAGCTAACATTTACACCACTTAATGTAAATCCAATAGAATCGTCATCAGTTTCAATTACTTCAATATGTGGATTCATTACTATATATTGTAATTTTATATTTAAATTATAATTTTGAATCAATTTTTTTCAACATCCACCTTTATCCACCTTTTAAAAAGGTGGAGCCAAAATCTTCCAAACTTATTTTTGTTTTCTATTATATTTAGAATTACTTAATTATATAAATTTTATAAGAGTTTTGGATCAACCTTTTTTAAAAGGTTGATGAAATGAGTTAAATATAAAAATTGAATTTCCTTAGATTAATATAATGAGCTGCATTTTATATTATAGTAAATATTGCGAAGTTTCAAAAAAATATTTACAAATATTATCTAAATCAAATGTCCAAAAAGATATTCATTTTATTTGTATTGATAAAAGAGTCAAAGATTCTTCTAATAAAACATATATTATTTTAGAAAATGGTCAAAAAATAATTTTACCAGAAAATATTACACGTGTTCCAGCACTATTGCTGTTAAATCAAGGTTATCAAGTTTTATATGGAGATCAAATTTTACAACATTTAAAACCAAGACAAGAAGCAGAAGTTAGACAAGCTACTCAAAATAATATGGAACCGATGGCTTTCTCATTAGGAGGTGGAGGAGGTTTTAGTAATATAGTATCAGACCAATATAGTTTTTTAGATCAGGAACCAGGAGATTTAGAAGCAAAAGGAAATGGAGGAATGAGACAAATGCACAATTATGTAGATTTAAACACTGCATTTAGTGGTAAAATATCACAATATGAAAATCAAGAAGATTTTGATACAACTATTCGTGGTTCTAAAAAAATGGCTGAAAATGATTCAAATCAAGAAATGGAATCTAGAATAAAAAAAATGCAAGAGGAGAGGGAAGCTGATATGAGGAAAATGTCAGGAAATAGACCTCCATTCTAGTTCATCCATATTTTTAAAAATATAAATAAATAATATATTGCGAAATTAATTTAAAAATAAAAATATAAAAAATAAATAAATGACTACTAATATTTTAACCGCATTTAATGATCATTTTTTAGAATTTGTAAATGACGTTCAGAGTGTATTTCCAGAAGATACAGATATTTTAACAGCAAAAAATGCTTTTTTAACTGCTAGAAAAGCAAATCCAAAGTTGATTGTAAAAATTTGGAAAGTTTATGTTGTTGAAAAATATAGAAAGGAAATTGAATCTGGAAATATTGAGTTTTTTGTAAATAAAGATTATACAAATGATGTTTCCGTTTCCCCTTATTCTGATAAAATAACTGAAGCTATTGATAGATTAAGAGATCCTGTTAAAAAAATGAATCAAGATGAACAATCTAAGACAATGCAATATATTGAAAATCTAACAAAATTATCTGATTTAATAATGATTTAATAACAATTGCCTTATAAAGTTTTACACCTTTTCTCAATTAAAATACTCTTAAATTATTATTTTGTAAAAATATACCATAGAATAAAGGGGAAAAAATTATAACTTAAAATAAAAATTAATTTACCATTTTCTAATAAAAAATAATACGGAATAGTAATAAATTTAAAATTATTTTTTTCAAATAAAAACGCATATTCTCCACATTTATCCTCATCATTTCTTACACTAATAGCAGATTCATATCTATATTTACCAGTAATTATATTAACATCTCCAAATTTTCTACATTCATTTTTATTTGGAATGAAAAATTTACAATTATCACATATTGGTTTGTATTGGTTTTGAATAAAATAAAGTTCAACTTTAGTAATATTGATTATAAATAATAAATAATGTAAAAATTTCATTATATAATTACATAATACAATTTTTAAGTGATTATAAATATGTTTAAATTGGGCATTTTAAATGAGAAAAGTTTTAATATATAAAGGTTGAATATTTTCGTATAATAAAATACTATACAAAAAATATATATTTTGTTTAGTTTGATTTAAATAAATAAAATTATTATAAAATAATATGTCAGAAGAACCTGAAACAAAAGTAGTTCCTGAAGAATTTTTCAAAGTTATAAAAGATTTTATAGGAGATTTGAGAGTTACTTTTCCTGAATATGATACATTTATAAAAAAATGGTGGAAGGATAAAGATGATTTTAATTATATTGAAGAAGAAGAAGATAGAAATACTGCATATGAAAATTCTGAAAAAAAATCTATCGAACTTCTATTTGATTTCTGTTCAAAAAAGTTTCCTCCAAGATTTTTTGATATTTTATATCAAAATGATGAAATGTTCAAGGAGGAATCAGATATTGATACAGAATTTTTACCAAAAATACATTTCAAAAACTTATGGCAATGTGATATTTCAGAGAAAACTCGTGAAACAATTTGGAAATATTTACAATTAATTACGTTTACAATTGTAGGAACACTTGAAAATAAGGATGCTTTTGGAGATACTGCAAAACTTTTTGAAGCAATTAATGCTGATGAATTTAAAAGCAAATTAGAAGAGACATTATCACATATTCAGAGTCTCTTTGATTCTAGTGGTAATTTTGATGGTGGATCTGAAAACTTAGGAGAAGGTTTAAATATGGATGATATGCCAGATCCAACGCAAATTCATGACCATATTACAGGAATGTTAGATGGAAAACTTGGTAAATTAGCGCGTGAAATTGCAGAAGAAACAGCAGCAGAATTAAATATGGATTTTGAAAATACTAATGACATGAAAGATGTATTCCAAAACTTGATAAAAAATCCTACAAAATTAATGGGACTTGTTAAGAATGTAGGTAATAAGTTAGATGATAAAATAAAATCAGGAGACCTTAAAGAGAGTGAATTAATTTCTGAAGCAACTGATATTATGAATAAAATGAAAAATATGCCGGGCATGGGCAATATCCAGTCATTATTATCTAAGATGGGAATGGGTGGTTTAGGTGCTGCAATGGGTAGTGGAGGAGGTAAAATGAATATGGGTGCTATGGAAGCCAATTTAAATCAGCGCATGAAAATGGCAAAAATGAAAGAACGTATGCAGTCAAAAGCAGAGGCTAATGCAAAACTAAGAGCAGAACAGCAAGCTAGAACAGCTCCTACTGCTCCAGCAGTATCGGAAGAGGAATTGTTGAAATTATTTAGTTCAGCTGAGAAGGCAGAGAGAACTCCTAGAGGCTCAAAGCCTGAACCAAACAATAAAAAAAAGAAGAAGGGAAAGAAATAGTAAATTGTAAGGAAAACTTTATTAATTTTAGTTAATAAAGTTTTTTAAAAGATTATTATATATATAATGACAATTCAATTCTGGTCCAATCAACCTACTATATTATTTAATAAAGAATATATATTTGAATTATGGCCTACAACAGAAATGTGTTATGAGCAAAAGTTGAATGCAATCACAAGGTTAATTATTTTATTAACGATTTTAGGATATATTTTAACTATGTCATTAAGAATATTAGGGATTGGAGTTTTTACTATTATTATTATTTTTGTATTGTTTACCATGCGCAAACAAAAAATTACAAAAGAAATGTTAGAAGAAGGGTTCAGATTACAGGAAAATAATAGTCTTACACCACCTGCACAATCTTACGTAAATCCTGTTACTTTAGAATCTGTCCTTAAATCTGATTTTAAAGAGGGCAACAAGAAGAATCCATTTAGCAATGTCCTATTGACTCAAATTGTTGATAATCCCGATAGAAAATCAGCACCTCCCAGTTTTAATGTAGATGTGTCTGAAGATATTACGCGTAATATCAAGAAATCTGTTCAAATGATGAACCCTGATATTAAGAATACAGATAAGCAGTTATATGGTGATCTTTGGCAGAACTTTTTGTTGGATGATTCAAACAGAGTATTTTACAGCACTGCTAATACAAGAGTAGAACCTGGTGACCAAGGTGCCTTAGGACAATATCTATATAATAATCTCAAATTTTCTGCAAAGGAGTCTACACCCGAAGGTGCATTTGCAAGAGTTCAAGATACTTATAGATATACATTATATTAATAGCATTAATAGCATTAATAGTAACAAGTTTTATTATAACTTTAAATTTTATATTTATATATTGATATTTATATATTAATATTTATATACTTCTATTGTCAAAAGAGAGATATTTTTCATTTATTTCAAGGAAATATTAAATTATAAATATTACAGATTTTTTTACTAAAATATTATTAGATAGACATTTAGAAGTTATAAAAACATTTTAAAATATAATTAATAAAAAAATGTATATTATAATATATAAATGGCTAACGTTTCTAGTTATACCTTCGATAATATGTCGCGAATTGGAAATGATGATTGTTGCTTGTCGCAAACTGATATACAAAATGTAGCAGCATGTAATTATTCTACACAAAATTTTTTTGCATCTGATTGCTCAATGAGAAACCCTATTGAGCTCGCAACTTCTCAACCAGGTATAATGTACAATGGTGGTTACAACTCTGGTGCAGGTGGATGCAATATTGACGATTCTTCTAGACTACTTATTGGAACTATTCAAACTCACCCTAAGTCACAAATTGATTTGTTTCATCGTCCTTTTGCTACAGTTCCCTTTTTAGGACGCGGATCAGTTAACCCTGTAATGGAATCACAGATTCAACAAGGTGAACAACTTGTAAACAAACGCAGTGTAAATACTTTAAGCGAACGAAGCTACATTAAGTATTACCAGACTCCTCTTCTTCCTGCAGTGCAAGAACGTATGAATAATTCTTCAAACCAAATTGAGAGCGATGCATCTGATGGATGGATTCGTGGTGGTATTCCTTCTCGTGAATTGACACGCGATACTGAGTATTCTAGAAAATAAATTATTTTTTATAAAAATTTGATAAAATTTAATAAAATATAATGAGTTTATTTTTTATAATATAAAGACTATCTATGATTTGTATATAATTTATATAAATCATGTATAATACCAAAGTAATGTGCACATACAATACATCTGAAGTATTTTTGGAATCTGATGAAATTAATAATTCTGAAAAAGATTTTATTAGAGATTCACTTTATCGTCAAGAATTATTAAATATTTTAGGAATTGATGAATTTAACGAAGACCAAATGAATAATGCAATTCATGAATTATATGAAAGAATCAAATCTTGTATTAAATTGAAAGAATGTATGACAAAACTTGCTGGGCATTTCATGAGTGAAGATTTGGAATTAGGTCTCATGATTTTATATGCTTATGATTATATGTATTTGACACACACATGTGTAAGTGAATATTTAGAATCAGGTGAAATTTCAGAGACAAATATAAGAAAACTAAAATCAATTGTATTTTAAATCTACTTTTAAGAAAGGTAAAATCAAAAATATTTATTTTTCCCTACTTTTTTATAAAAAGTAGATATATAGATGGCTTCTACTCGCAATATTAATACTCGAGGAAATTATTGTTTAGAACAACGCGATTTTGCACTACATGAGAATTATACTTTATATCCCAACTCACAATATGGAGCAGCTTATAAAACTGCACTACCAGGAAATGGACTTTTACCTGCTCAAATTCCTTGGAATAAGCTTTCTAATAATGCCGCTGATACTGAATCTTTTTTATTAGGAATAAATTCTACAAATTTAGTAAATCCAACACCATGTTTTGTACCACAAATTACGGAACTTTGTACTGCAAATATATTCAATAAAGGTCCTACTTTTGTACCAGAACCTTTAGTAGTTGAAAAGAATCAAAGACCTTTTTTTATTCCTAATTGAATACAAATTTTTAAATTAATTTATTCAATATTATTTTAAAATATTTATTTTAAAATATTTATTTTAAAATATTGATTGTTTTATATAAATGAGTAACATAAATGCAGAAAATATTACTGTTACTAATTTAAATGTTACATACATAAATGGTGCACCATATAATCCATCTATTTCTAATCAATGTGGACCTTGTAATAATGGTTATTATATAGCTTGTGAAGCGTGTGATTATGCAGGTCCTGATATATGTGAATGTGGTGAACCATGTGATTATGTTGAACCTGAGATTGATGAATGCGACTGCTTTGTGCCATGTAATAATGGTGGTGGAGGACCTGGTACAACAGGACCTACTGGAACAACAGGACCTACTGGAACAACAGGATCTACTGGAACAACAGGACCCACTGGTACAACAGGACCTACTGGTACAACAGGACCTACTGGAACAACAGGATCTACTGGAACAACAGGACCTACTGGAACAACAGGATCTACTGGTACAAAAGGACCAGTAGGTAATCCGGGTGGTGTTGGGTTAAATTTATATTTAGATGTAAGTGGTAATGGCAATCAAGGACCTACAGGATATGCAATAGATCCAAATTATGTTATTAATTCATTAACATATACTGGTTCTACAGGAGCATCTCCCAATGAATCTCAATATTTAAATTATTTTACAAATACATTTTCAAATATACAAAATAATCTTAATAATGTAGCACAGGGAATATGGACATTATTTATTTATCTAAATTGTGATATTGCTTATACAGATTTATTTCAAATTTATTATCAATTATATGTTTTTGATGCAAGTTCAAATGGAATAAATCAACCTTATGGTTATAATCCTCCGAATTTTCCTGTTCAGGGAGGTGGAACTTCTCATTTCATAACAGACCAATCAAATAATACTATAGTTCCACCAATAAACTTACCACCCAATTGTACTTTAATTGGAACTAGTAGCAGTACTAATTCAATAATAAATAATGGTAATTACTTATTACCTGAATATGCAAATATTTATACATGTTATGTATTAATTCCTCAAGGAGTTATTATACCTTCATATGTTAGTCCTTGTTATTTTGTTCAAATATATGTTAAAAATGTAGGAAATACTGGTGGTTCTATTTTAGCATTTTATCAAGGTGATTCACGAGGTTCAGCCTCAACTTATTCATATATATCATCACCTATTGTTGTAATTGGACCTACTGGACCTGTTGGGCCTATTGGACCTACTGGACTTACTGGTACTACTGGCCCTACTGGAACAACTGGCCCTACTGGAACTACTGGTCCTACTGGAACTACTGGTCCTACTGGAACTACTGGTCCTACTGGAACTACTGGTCCTACTGGAACTACTGGATCTACTGGAAATACAGGAAGTCCTGGTGTAATTGTTAAATATGTTTATAAATCAGATAATTTTTCAAGTGATTTAAATTATACACCATCTACATCAAGTCCTTTTCCAGGACTAGGAATAAATTGTTATAATCCTTCTGGATATTTTTCTAGTATTACACCTGAAAGCATATATAGCAATATTAAAGTTCAATTCAAAGTTCAATATCAAGCGAGTGATGTATTTTCAACTTCATTAACGTTAGGTGTTGTTTGCACTACTAATAGTGGTTCAAGTTATTCTTTAGTCGGTCAAGATATTTTTTGCGGTTCTGTTAATGCAGCTGGTCCATTAACAAATACATATACATTTAATTTTATGCATAGCCCAAATACAACAAATTTAGTAACTTATCAAATGTTTTATCAATTACAAAATAATAGTCCAACAAATCCACTTGGATTATTAGGTAGTTCAGCAAATTGTATAATTCTAGAAGAATATTTAGGTTCTGGAACTGCAAATCAAGGTTCGCCTGGATCAACTGGTCCAACTGGACCTTCTGTTCAAATTTATTGGGATGCATCTGGTAATAATGCAATACAATACCCAGATGATGTTTATATTGGTGGAAAATTAAATGTTGCAGGTGGAATAGATCCTACTTATTTAGCGTTGACACCTCAACAAACAAATCCTATTCCACAAGATATGTCTGGAATTTGGATAGATTTATCAAGTAATTTAAATTACAATAATGGTATTGTATATACAACTTCAAATCCACAAGTATTAGATGTAAGTGGTATTCAATTTAATCAAGGAATAAATATAGTTGATTCGATTAATGATGGTGTTAATCCATCTACTATTGTATCTAATGATAATGGGACACTAACATTAACATCTGGTATTGGAAATAGTGGTAATTTAGAGGGAATATTGAATTTACAAGGTGAAAAACAAATGAATTTCATATCGTCTCATATTTCTGGAAATATGAATTTTTATACAGGAAAAAATATTGATGGAACTCCTATTTACCAATTGAATATAGATGATGTAGGTACTTTTAATTTTCAGAATAATAATAATTTAGGTGGAATTAATAATATAAATTTGAATACAATTAATAATTCTGCTTATCCTCCTTTAACTCCAAATTTATCTTCGGTATTAACCGCCGGTAATAATGCTGGCAATAAAAAAATTACTGATTTAGCTGATCCAAGTAATAATCAAGATGCTGTAAATTTACAATACTTACAGGAAAATACTATTAATCAAATTGATTACTCAGTTTTTGGTCAAAACTGGTCAATTATTTATTCAGAAAATATTATATATTCTATTACAAGTATTGTAGAAAGTGATAGTGGAGAAATAGTCCTTTTTGCAGATTCAGCAGGATACATTTGGATTAGTAGTAACTATGGACAAACATTTAATAATGCTACTTGGAGTTCAGGCGGAAATGTTCAAATAGAGTTATCTTATGGTCAAAGTCTTATTTTAGGAATAGCTAATGATGGAACTGCGGCAATTGTAAATAAAACAAATGATTCAGTCAATGAAATTTTCTACACATCTCAAATAGGAAGTAATTGTAGTATATGGAATAACACTACTTTTGGTTTAGGTAATAATCCTACAACATGTATTTATTTTGGAGGAACATATCAAAATTATAATTATTTAGTATTTACAGGTAATGGACTGCTTTATTATATTTTCAATACAGGTATTGATGGTTTAGGAAGTTTTTCGGGTAATATTAATGGACCTATTCAAGTTTCATTTAGTCCGCCTGATCCACCCCCCGGAATAACTTCTTGTTCTTATTCACCTTATAGTAATATAATATTAGCAACTTGTCAAGTTAATAATGCTAGTAGCATTTTAATTGCCTACGGATATCAATCTGTATCTTTTCAAAGTGTTAGTTCAACATTATTTACAACAAATCCAACAGCTATAGTAGTTTCAGGAAACGGAAATTATTGCTCTGTTGGAGATGCTAATGGAAATATTTATTATTCATCAAATCTTATAAATAATGGTGAAGCAGGTAATGCAACCTTTACTCAATCAGTAAATGGTATCGGAATTGGTATAAATGCAATTACATCATCATATAATGGACAATTTCAATTGGCTGCTTTAAATAGTTACACATTATTATATTCAAATAACTATGGAGTAATTTGGACTTCTATAAATATTTCTAGTAACAATTTGCTATCAATAATAACAACACCTTCTTCTAAATTTAGTTATTTTAGTGATGATTTAGGAAATGTTTATAAATCTACTTTATCATTTATATGTTATAATGGAATAAATTTAAATGGAAATAATATAAGTAATGTATATCAACTTCAAGTTACAAATGGTTCAGATACTATTTTAACCACTCCAACCACTCTTACTTCTAGTGATGGAACAAATAGCACTACAATTAACAGCACAAGTGTTACAACAAAAACTCTTAACTACAGCGTATTAAATCCTCCAATAATACCTAGTACTCCAACTTTATCTCAAGTTTTAACAGCAAATAGTATTGGAATCTCTAATCAAAGTATTTCTTTATATAAATATCAGCCAGATAATCCATATCCTTATTCAGTATTTTCACCTCAAACTTTATCTTTTTATACAAGTTATGGAGCAGGTTCAGCATCTGTTATAATTGATGGAGGAGAACAAAATACAGGTGGTTCAAGTATAACTCTTTATGGTACATCTGCGAATTCTACTACAAATGCTAGAATAAAATTTATAGGTTCACCTTTACAAAGTGGAGAAATAACAGGAATTCAATATTCTGGAAATGCAGCATCTGCTTCAAAAGTAGGTGTTACAGGAACATCACAAAATTCTAATTTTAATGTAATTTTTGGACAAACAGGAACAAATTTTCTAGATGCTTCATCAGGATTTACGTATAATCCTTCTTCTGGTTTACTAAATGTAGGAACAATAAATTCAAAAGGAATAACAGGTCCAACCGGACTGGTAAATATTATTCCACAAAATTATGGTGACTACTTATATTGGAATGGACAATCTTGGACTTATGGAGACCAGAATATAGTTATAGGTGGAAATGCTGGATTAACTGGTCAAGGTAAAAATTCAATAGCAATTGGGAGTAATGCAGGTCAATTAAACCAAGGAACTAATTCTATAGCTATAGGGGCTTATGCTGGATATTGGAGTGTAGGAACAAATACAGGACCATCAGGTTCACAAGCAGCAAACTCAATAGTTATTAATGCATCAGGAACAGGTATAACAGGCGGAAACACTGGTGGTTTTTATGTAGCACCTATTAGAAATCAGACAAATCTAAATGCACTATTTTATAATACATCAACAAACGAAATTACATATAGCAGTGGTATAACTGGCTATACTGGTCCAACAGGTATAGGTTCAATAGGTCCTACTGGGCAAACTGGACCTACTGGAACTTCAGGTGCTACTATTCTAGCGTCTAATAATAGTTTTACTGGAAAAAATACTTTCACTCAAACTATCGTTGGCGACCTTAGTGGCAATTCAGTAATTGCTACAACTTTTACAGGAGATTTAAGCGGGAATGTTCTTATTCAAGATGACAATACAAATGCTACTTTTTATCCTGTTTTTGTATCTAATAATACGGGTAAATTACCTCTAAAAGTAGATAAGACTACTGGTCCTCTATCATATAATCCTTCTACTGCTCAATTAACGACTACCACATTCTTTGCCTCCACAGGTGGAACAGTTTTCGCAACGCTGGATAATACGCAATTACAATTAAGGAATGTTCCAAGTTCAACAACTACTCTAACCGCAAGTTCTATATCGGTTTCTGCATCACCAGATACAACGACAATTACACCTACTTCAGTCACTTCCACCAGTTTTGTAGGAACGGCAACAAACGCCACAAATGCCGTGATTGGAACCGATAATGCTTCTACTCTTGTGTATCCTACTTTTGTGAAAACGAGTGGAGCAGGAAACAAGGGTCTTTTTATTGACGATACAACCACCCCCTTATCCTACAATCCAAGCACAGGTGCTTTGACTACAACCACCTTTGTAGGCGATTTAAGTGGTAATTCTACAAATGCTACAAATGTTGCTGTTACAGATACAAATACGGCAGGAACTTATTACCCTACTTTTGTATCTTCTAATTCAGGTAATCAAGGCGTCAAAGTAGATAGTCAATATTTGTTATATAATGCTTCTACAAATACATTACAAAATCCAAATTTTTTAGTTAGTAATGGAACAGATACAGCAACAGAAGGCGGTTTAAATATTAAAACAGTAGGAAGTAGTCCTACGAATAAACAGATTACTTTGTATTCAAATACGAATACTATTGAAAGGTATTTAAACTTTGAAATCAAAAACTCTATTACGAACACATCAGTATCACAATCCTTTTATACAGGAAGCAATACTAACTCTGCGAGATATTCTTTATATGCTTACAACCCATCTCGTTCTGCTTTTAGTCAATTGGATTTAAATAATACGATTGGTGATTTGACTTGTAATTCTCCTAATGGGGACGGAACACAAGAGGTAGGGTTTCAAGTAGATTGCTCTAATAACTGGGCGACGATGTATTATAATCCTGATACAACTGCTAATGCTTTTATTAATGCGTTGAGAGTAGATAGTAATGGATTAAAATATGGAACTATTATTACTTCACAAGGTCAAGCGGGGGTTTTACCTGCTATAACTACTTCTCTTTTCAGTATTAATGGAACTGGTGTAAATATAGCGAATGCTTTGAATGCTATAACGATAAGTAATCCTTTTACACTTAATCTTTCTAATCAAACATTCAAAAACTTTTATAATAATGTAAATTTAACGAGTGCTGTAACAATCAATTCTATTTCATTTACAAACCCAGTAGCAGGTGGGTCTTATATGGTTTATATCACGACTGGTGCTGGTGGTTCTTTAACTTTTAATACAGGTATTTCAGGAGTGAAGACCACTTTTAGTAGCAATTTCACTATTTCAGCAAATTCAACCGCAGTAATGAATATCTACTACATTAACTCTGTGTATATCGTAGGAATAAATATATTAACTTAATATATATGAGCGGTTTTTTTTTAGTAAATCAAGCACCTTTTCAATTTGTATGGTGTTCTACTGGTTTGGGTCAATATCAAACTGGGGTAGGTGCGAATATAAGATATTTTTTAGCACCGAATAATAATGTTGTTGGTGGTGTGTATGCTTCGGTTAGTGGAAACTCTCCAAATACATATACTAATCAAAGAGGAGCATTAACATATTCGTTTATAGGAACAGGCGACCACATCGTTAATAAAACAACCGCACCGCCTTATACTGATTCAATTCTTGCTCTTTCTGCTGGAACTACAAATTACACTTTAACAATCACAGAAGGAGGCACAGGTCAAAGTTGTATATATAATAATAGTATTGTTTGGGGTGGTATTTAATTTTTTAATTATAATATGTTGAGTGAAGTATTCTGGGTTGTCTTCGTCACTACTATTTTTTAAATGGTTATTAAATTAGTATCGTTGGCATATAAATCCAAGTGCAAAGAAATTGCCTGTGGTTGTATTAAAATCGTCAGGGATACTGACGCAGAAGAAAAAGGATATAGTTTTAATGATAATGCAACCTTTGTGTCTTTACTTTAAGATACGCTACTATTAGAATACAAAAATTAACTGCGAATGGTGGAACAACAAGTTACTTTTATAATTGGAAAAAGAGTATATGGATAGACTATTTTTGCTTTATATTAAAAATATGTAATCTAATATAAAATAATATTATAACTAATAGTAATTTTAATATTATTTTTATATTTTATATTATTATATGTCGACACCACAATTAAACGATAAAACACGGAACTGGTATGTTACGGCAGAAAATATTACTACTTCTTCATCATCAACAGCCAATAATTTAAATTTAGGTGCTACTGGTAATATTTTTATAAATAGCGGTGGTAATATTGGATCTACAGGAGTTTATTTTAATAATAATTCATGGTTTGATGCAAGATCTAATTTGAATTTTACTTTTGGTCGTGGAACATATGAAAATGTAGCTAGTTATTCAGATAGTAGTGCAAATCTTATTTTAACAAGTTCAAGTTTATTTAAAACATTTTCATTCAATCCAAATGGCAATAAGATAATAAACCTACCTGCAAGTAATACTTGTAATATAGGTTCATGGATAATTATAAATAATTTTAGCACTTCATCTTCTATTTCTATTCAAAATATGAGTGGAACAATAGTTTATGCTGTTTTGCCTCCATCAAATAATATTTCGAATGGTGGTTCAGGTGTGAAAATGTTAGCCGTTTCTTCTTTAAAATCAACTGGAGGTGGTCTATCAGATAACTGGATTTGCTCAGAAGGTAGTTCTGGTGGTAATACAGGACCAACTGGATTAATAGGACCAACTGGATTAATAGGATCAACAGGACAAACAGGTTCAACTGGTTATACAGGTCGAACTGGTTCAACTGGTTACACAGGCCAAACTGGTTCAACTGGTTACACTGGACAAACAGGTTCAACTGGTTACACTGGACAAACTGGTTCAACTGGTTATACAGGAGTTACAGGTTCAACTGGTTATACTGGCCAAACTGGTTCAACTGGTTATACAGGCCAAACTGGTTCAACTGGTTACACTGGACAAACAGGTTCAACTGGTTACACTGGACAAACTGGTTCAACTGGTTATACTGGACAAACTGGTTCAACTGGTTATACTGGCCAAACTGGTTCAACTGGTTACACAGGACGAACAGGTTCAACTGGTTATACAGGAGTTACAGGTTCAACTGGTTATACAGGAGTTACAGGTTCAACTGGTTATACAGGAGTTACAGGTTCAACTGGTTATACAGGAGTTACAGGTTCAACTGGTTATACAGGACAAACTGGTTATACAGGT